GGTGCCGGTGATGTCCAGGTTACCGCGGAAGATACCCTGCGGGTTCGGGGTGCCCTGCAGGGTCCAGATGGGCTCCAGCTTGCGCTTGCAGTTGATGGCCAGCTCACTGATGGTGGTCACCTGGTTGCCTGCGGCCGTGCCGCCCACGTAGACCGCGGCCTGCCAGGCGGCAACGGGCACGGCACTGGAGATGGTGTTGGCGGGCGGTGCGGAGGCCGGGGCAGAGATGAACGAGTTGCCCATGAACTTGGCCGACAGGAGCTGCTCGGAATTCAGCGTCATGTCGAAGGCCGAGCAGACCGCGAACGGGTAGCTGCGGGCGCCGGAGGTGTTGGTACCCGGCGACCCCGCGTAGTCCAGGTTCGTGTTGTCAGTGAGCGTGTGGGTCGGCGGCTGGGCGCCGGCCGCCCCGCCGTACCCCAGGTAACTGTTGAGCAGGGCAAACGTATGTGTGTACGGCCCGGCCACAGCGGAAACCGTCGCCCCGGAGTTGTGCGCGAACCGCAGCGGCGAGTTGCCGAACACGATGGTGCCGCCGGACCATGCCGCGCTGAGCACGACGACCTCGGACACGTTCCCGGAGTCGATCTGGACCACCTGGCCGGACCCGAAGGTGCCGGACGACCCGCCGGCCAGGACGGCAGCGGTACCGCCGACAGCCGTGCCCGTGGTCAGCGACGTGCCGCCAGTGGGGCTGGACCCCACCGTGGACAGGTCCCCGAAGACGTTGTCGAGCATGAACCCGTAGGTATCCAGGAACGCGGGGCCGCCGAACGTGAACGTGGCATCATCAGGCCCGATGATGTCCTCGAACCGCAGCGCCATGCTGCCGCGGATCGCCTCGTCGGGCAGGAACTTGGGCGTGTCCTCGGGTTCGTAGGTGCTCGCGTTCAGGGGGATCGTGTTGGTCGGGAGGACCGCCGAACCGCCGTTCAGCTCGCGGGCTACCCCGAACCAGGACTTAGAGGCGGGTGCGACAGAGGGACCGCCGTATGTCATGGCTGCTGCTCCTCAGTAGGGGCCGGGGCGGTACCGGCCGCCGGCTGGGGTGGGGCACTGGAGGCGGGTGGCGCGGTCTTGCGGGCACGGGCGGCGGGGCGCTGCCAGCGGCCGTCGGCCGGGGGAACCGGGAGGCCCGGCCGGCTGCCGGAAGCCGCTTGCGCGTCGTAGGGGCCGCCACCGGGAACCGGAGCCAGCGGGAGACCGGTCCGGGCGTCGGCGTAGTCGGGATACAGCCGCGCGTCAGTTCCGGTGTAGGCGCAGAGCATGACGGCATCACCTCGGGATCGCGGGCGCGGGAGAAGAAGGGGCTAGGCGCGGATCAGCTCGTGGACCGTGCAGGTGAGCAGCGCGTCGTACCGGTTCCAGGCCTGGTCGGAGGTGGCGCTGACGACGATGCGGCCTTTCATGACCTCGCCGACGTCGATCAGGACGGACTGGGTGCCGGTGAACGGGTCGGTGACCGGCGCCGGATCCTCAGAAGTCCGCAGCTGCGCGGTGACCGCGTCCACGATGCCGGTGAACAGGCTGTCGGCGAGCGGCGCGTCATCCGGCATGAAATAGACGATGTAGATGTCGATGCTGTGCTCGATGGGCTTGATGCCGGACACGGTGCCGGGCCCGCTGTTGCGGGGGATCGTCCCGCCGTGCTCGCCCGTGCGGGACTCATCCCAGTCCGTCGGCCACACGTAGGCGGTCGGGTACTGGGAGTCGACGTTGGGGTCCATCGGAGTGATGTAGGCGGCCAAGTTCGGCAGGCCGCCGGGCATCGGCAGCTGCGCTAGCAGCGTCTTGATGTAGAGACATGTCGATGTCACCGGCACCGGGCCGCACCTCACCCTCGGTGACCGGTCCGCGCAGGCTTGTCACGGCATGCGCTAGGCTCCTGCGGGTGGGCCTGACGCACAGCGAGATGGACGCGGCACTGCAGGACCTGTATGCGCAGGTCCCGGCCATCCCGGACTGCGACGGCCGGTGCTGGACGACGTGCGGCGTGATCGACATGTCCGACCGGGAACGCCAGCGGCTCCGGGCCGCCGGGTACAAGATCACGCCCTGGAAGAAGGCCCTCGCGAAGACTGAGAAGTACTGGTGCGAGGCCCTGACCGAAGACAAGCGGTGCGGCGCGTATCCGGTGCGCCCGCTCCTGTGCCGTCTCGGAGGGGCGATCGAGAGCCTGCGCTGCGTCTACGGCTGCGTGCCCGAAGGCGGCTGGCTCAGCGACGCGGAAGGGTACCAACTCCTGTCCGAGGCACTGCGCATCAGCGGAGACCCTCGCGGCATGAGCCTGGCGGGCATGGACTTCGGCAAGCTGCTCGCCAGCAACGGCCCCGTCGGCGCCGAGCTCAGGCGGCTCCGGGACCGGGGACAGGCAGCAGACCTGCGCCGGGCGCGGGATGCGGTGCCCGCAGCGTTCCGCCGCCCGCCCGGACGGGAATGACCGCTACCCCGGAGCGGCGGAGAGAACGTCAGTAACGCCGGTGGTACTGGTGAGTGTGCGGCGGGCGGATCGGCCTGCTGAGCCGCGGGGCGGCCTGCCGCTGCTTGACGTGGCACTCCACCCGCTGATGGCGAATGTTATGCCGGGCGGCGATGACAGCACGGGTCCGCGCCACCTGGCGGGCCGCCCGGGCATTCGCGCGCACCCGGGCCCTGGCCTGGGCGTGGCGCCGGACAGTGGCTTGCGCCGTGCGCCGTGCAGTGGAGCGCGCGGTGGCCTGGGCGGTCTTACGGGCCGTGGCCGCCGCCCTGAGCGAGGACCTGCTGCGCGTCTTCCCCCCGGGCGGGGCCTTCCCGGTCTTGCGGGCGACCGCGTGCGCGAGGATCCTGGCGATATGCACGTTGCGGCGGGGGAGCGCGGCTTCCTCGCGCCGGTTATGGTTAGCGCCGCACGACACACGGCCTCCAGGCGCTCAGATAGTTCTGCGAAACGGATGCAGCAGCAGCTCGGCCTCTCCGGTGAGGTCTGCGGGGCCCTTGCCGCCCGAGCCCGCGCCGCCCGGGATCGCGTGGATGGTCGTGCTGGTGGCGCCGCGGGTGAGGGCCTGGGCGGTGCCGAACAGGATGCACGCCCACACGACGCTCTGCGGGAGAGTGGACACGAAGACGCCGCTGGCGTGCGGGAACAGCAGCGGCGAGGCCAGGGTCAGCACGCCCGGTCCGGCGGCAGCCGACGCGGCGGTGACCTGGACTGCCTCCTGGCTGCCCGAATCGTAGACGGTGCCGGTCGCTCCGGTGACGCCGGTGAACGGCGCGGTGATGCCCCAGCCGGTGCAGTCATCGACCTGCAGCATCGTCGCGCCCGCCTCCGCGGCGGAACGGATGCCCGCGTGCGGCCAGCCGTTGATGTACTGGACCTGCGCGATATAGCCGAGCCGGCCGAAGGCCCAGCTCAGGTAGCTCCGCGCGATGATGATCGCCTGTCCGCCCTCGCCGGCTGCCGACGGGGCGACCGATCCGTAGAGGCCGGGCACCGCGTACTCGGGCTCGTACATGCCCGGCGGCACGGTGGTCCACCGGTGCGGCCAGACATTAGCGGCAGCGACCTGGACGCTGACGACCGTCAGCACGGGCCAGCGCTGCAAGATGATCCGCGCGTTGCCGTTCTGCTGGATCGTCATCCGGTAATCGGGTCCGCGGAAGACCTCGGTATCCAGCGTCGCCCGCAGCACCTGATTGGTGTACGTGTCGGCCTGGGCCGTGGATCGCATGCAGATGTTGGACTGCTCGGCGAGTTGCTGTGCAGGTGTGGAGTTGCCAGGGGGGATGGTGCTCCAGGAAATGCCTGTCGGGGCCTGTGTGAGCAACGCGGGTGTGCAGTAAGGCGTGAGCCCGGTTGGCAGCGGCGTCGACATAAGGGCGGCGTCACCTCCCCGGGCAGCCGGGTCCTACTGGAGGGTGAGGACGGCCGGCTGCAGAACGGGGATCTCGGGGTCGTCAGTGACCTTGACCCAGACCTCCCACAGTCCGGCCGCCAGGACCACACCGCCGGATCCGGGGCCGATCAGGCACTGCGCCCAGTAGACGGGCCCCGGATCGGTCTCCCAGGACCCCGCGTACCAGGTGACCGGCTGCTGGCTGGGGAAGCCGACCGGAGTGAAAGCGAACTGCACAACATCGCCGGTCGGGTCGTATATCCCCGACGACGCCATGGCGGTGATCTGGATCTGGATGTACTGCGTGCTGAGCACGGACTGGGTAACCGGGATCATGCTCAGCCCCCGTCCTGGCCCCCGCTGCCCCAGCGGATGCGCGCCCAGATCGCCGACCAGCGGGTACGGGCACCTGCGACGTCCCAGCGGCTGCGGCCGGAAGCCGCCGCCCAGGTCGCGGCGCTGCCGAAGACTCCCCAGCGCGCGCGGGCCGCGACCGCCGCGAAGACGATGGCGGCACCATGCCGCACGGACAGGGCGACAGCCCCGGCACTGAGGCCGATGGCCGCCGCTGTCTTCCTGGTGACCCTGGCCAGGACGGCACTCGCAGAGGCGACGGCGAGCAGGATGAGCTCACTGGCGGCTCCCGCAGTCACTGAACCTGCCGTCACCGCAGTACCCAGCAGGGTCCTGGCGGCAGCGGCGGACCGCGCCGCGGTGCTCGCGGCAACACCGGCCAGAGGAAGAGCGCAGGCGCGGCCGAATGCGGCGGCCGAAGTGCAGGCACCGCCGAGGAAACGCGGGACCGTGCGGAAAGCGGCTGCGGCCGAGAGGGCCGCCGCTTGGTACGGTGCCGGGATGACAGCCCTGGCCAGGGTCGCAGCAGTGCCAGGCAGGGCCGCCCGCAGCACGCTGACGCTGCGGGGTGCCGACGCGGCAGAGGCCGCCGAGGCAGCCAGCAGCCTGCCTGCCTGCCTGCGGGCGACGGCGGACGTCGTGCTGGCGGCCGTGAGTATGCGCCCGGACGCGGTGACCGCGGTGCTGGCAGAGAGAGCCGCTGCGGACAGGTTCTTTGCTGCGGCGCGGCCAGCCAGGGCGCTGGCGACTGCCCCGCCTGGCAGCAGGCGGTGCGCCTGCCGGACGACGACAGCCGTGCTGGTGACTGCGCTGGCCAGGGTCCGGGCCGTCTGCCGGGTCAGCGCCGCAGTGGAAACAGCTGTGGCGGCCAGGATTACCAGCTGGGCCTTGATGGCCGTCACGGCACCTGCGGAGGTGCTGCTGGCCGCCAGGCCCTTGGCTGCCGGCCGCGTGACGGCTGCCGCTGAAGCCGCTACGGCCCGGTAGGCAGCCGGGGTGCAAGCGCGGACGGCCGCCGCGGCACTCAGGACGGTCCCGGCGCGGAGCGCGGTGATCGCCCGGGCAGCGGTGCCTGCGGCGAGAGCGGCGGCGGTGAGAGTCCTGACGGTAGCCCGGCCCGCGCTGCCCTGGCTGGCTGATGCCCCGGTCAGCGTCTTGCCGATGGCACGGACTGCGGTGGCCGCAGTCGTTGCCGCAGTCGTGAGGATCTGGACGAAGAGGTTGCCGGTGTCCAGGATCGCGGCTGAGTCGGCGGCAGCCGCCAGCGTCTTGCTCGCGCTCCTGACTGCCAGGGACGTGCTGTTGCTAGCGCTGGCCAGGGCCCTGGCTGTGCTGCGGGTGAGCGCGCCGGCGGAGGCGAAGGACGCGGCGAGGGTCCGGGCAGTACTGCGGACGACAGCACTGGCGCTGGCGATGGCGATCGTCAGCGCGAGCGTGAAAACGTGAGCGGCCCTGGCCGTCGCAGTCGTGACGGCGGCGGCCAGGGCCTGTTTCCCGGCGCCCCGGATGACGGTGCTGGTGCTCGCGGCGCCGCCAGGCAAGGTTTTCGCGGGCGTCCTGAACACCGACGGGCCGCTCAGCGCCGTTCCCGCCAGGATCCTGGCGGGGGAGCGCGCGGCCAGGGCTGCCGTGATTGTGCTCGCGCCGGCCCGCTTGCCCGCTGCCCGGGTTATGGCGCTGGCGCTGACTCCGGATGCTGGCAGGGTCCTGGCTGCGGCGCGCATCAGCAGGCCCGAGCTGGCGGCGGTGCCCGGCAGGGACTTGGTGCCGCCGCGGGACACCAGCGCTGCGGACGCGGGGGACGCGGCCAGAGTCAGGCTGTGAACGACGGATGCCGGGGCGGTCGGCCAGAGTGTGATAGCGGGGCGCCGCTGGCTGTTGCGGAACCTGGCCAGCCACGCCGGGCCAGGAGCGGCCGGGCCGCCGCCGGGTGAGGCCGCAAACCCCACCTGGACATCGAGCCAGCAGTTATAGCTGCTGTTGGAGGACGCGGGATAGTCAGTCGCCGGGTTGGCGGAAGAGACGTCGTAGCTGCACTGCCAGGCGTTCCCGAACGGGATCGGGGCGGTGCCGCCGAGCGAGGTGGCGTCCGAGTAGCCGAGCAGCGGTGTCTGGGTGATGCCTGCCGAGTAGGGGCCGCCGGTCCCGAACTGGCTGAGGGTCTCCGGGAAGTTGCCGGTCAGCCCGTAGACGGCGCGGTACGGCGTGCTCGGGGTGAGCAGCAGCGGGGTAGCCAGCGGGACGAAGTTCCACTGGCCGGCGACCAGGGAACTGGTGCTCGCGCTGGTGCCGGCGATGACCGTGCCGGTCGTCGCTCCCGTGATCGTCCACAGGGCGAAAGAAGCCGAGGCACTCTGGCTGGAGTCGGCACGCCACAGGTAGTAGCCGTTGAAGTACAGGCCGGAGGCGGTGACCTCGAAGGCGATGCCCTGGACGATGGTGCTGCCGTAGCTCGTGCTGGACGACGGGCCGTTCGCGGACGGGAAGAGCCGGTAGCTCACGGAACCGCCACCTGGGCCTCCCTCGGCGGGAGAGGGCCAGCGGACGGTTAAGCGGGGTCCTGCGCTCCGCTCAGTTCAAGCCCCAGATTTCGGTCTCGTACATCGTGATCGTGTTCGAGGCGCTGGCCGATCCCCAGGTCGCCGCGACCTGAACGAAGTAGGCTGCCTCCGTGGACAGGCCCGTGGTCGCGGACGTGCCCCCTACACCGACAGCAGCCCCGACGGGCGCGATCGTAGAGGGAGCCGTGGGTGCGTAGGTGAAGATGCCTATGCCGTACAGGTTCGGCACCAGTCCCGGGGCGCCGCAGTGCAGGTCCGCCTCAAACTCCCAGATCGCCGCAGACAGGGATGCCGCCGGGGTGAAAGCCCCGGTCACCAGGCCGGTGGACGTGCCGACCGTAGCCGTATCGGTGGCAGCGAAGTACACGCCGATGGTCAGCGTGCCCGGAGTCGCCGCAGCGGTGGAGATGACACCGCGCATCACGAATTTCAGGACCCGGTTCGCTCCGTATGCAGGGCTGAAGAAGCCGCCGGGCAGTGCTGGCAGCGGGGTGGTGTTGCCGCGCGGGGAGATGACCGTCTGGGTGGTGGTGTTCGTCAGGGCGGCGCCGGCGGTGAAGCCAGCGTAGATCAGCTCAGTGTTAGTGCCGGTGAGGAAACTCAGATGCCTCGCTTTCCGGCGGTTCGCGCACTGCGGTAATCAACCGTGCGGGGGTGTCAATTATTTACGTAACTTTGAGCTGAATGGTAAAAGCCACCGAGTCCCCGTTCGCCAAGCTGAGCCCCCCGAAGCTGGCGTGCAAGAACATATCCCCGTTGGTGACCACGGTGCTGCCGGGCGCATTTCCGGCGGTCACGATGTCGCTGGTCGCGATCGTGGTGATCGCCGTGGAGCCGTTCGCGCCGCGGGTGACGGTGAGCGCGGTCGATCCTGACCCGGCCGTCACCTCCATGACCTCGGTCCGGATCTGCACATAGCTGCTGGTGCCCGGCGTGAAGGTGGTGCCGGTGTTGAGCGTGGTGGAGGAGCTGGACCCGACCACGCCACCAGCCGCGACCGTGTTAGCTGTCGGCTTGGTGGTGGTGTCGGTGAGCAGGCACTCGGCGATCGTCTCGCCGCCGCCCTGAGTGCAGGTGATGGTCCCGGTGACCTGGTAGGTGTCGTTGGCCGTGGTCGTGGTCACGACCGAGGAGGTACCGGTGATCCGGGACTCCGGAGCCTCCTGGAACATGTTGACATCAGTCGTGGCGGCTGTGAACGGACCGCCCGCTATGCCGCCGGTGCCCCAGCCGATGCACTTCGGTTCGGAATACGCGCCAGCGTTTGCACCCAGACGGTTTTGCAGGATTTCGCGGCCCTTGGCGGTAAGGAGAACTGTGTTCGAGATACGCCTGCTTCCTTAACATGCCTAGGGTTTCAGTTCGATTTTAGTACGTCTGTGCGCTTGCTCGCGCGCCGCACCCGCCTGCGGGCAAGAGGACCGCCGACCGCTGACCGCCAGGCCCGCCGCAGCGGGCTCCGGTACGACGCCGAGAGGATCCCGAGATCTGCCGTCTCGGGCGGATCCGGGTTGCCGCACTGCGCGCACGGCCGCTCCGGCTCCCGCTTCCCGCCGCACCGTGTGCAGGCCCGGATGAGGACGGCCGAGACCTCGGCGGACCGCACGCGGACCTCGGCCCGTGCCGCGTCGTTATCAGTCATCGTCATCTTCCGCGTGCTCGCCGAACGGGCTGTAGCTCCGCGTCCGCGCCACCCAGCGCCCGTCTTCCAGCGGCAGCACGTACCCGGCCCGGGTGAGCACGATGCCGTGCCGGAGCTTCACCGGAAGGCCGGCGTCACGGCAGGCATTCATCACCGCCGCCAGCCGGGCGAGCAGCCGTGCCTGCGTGTCCTCAGCCAGCAGACGGCCCCCGCAGGTACGCCGGGATGTGCTCCGGCAGCATCTGGCCAGGCCCCAGGAACGAGGATGCGCGGTCGCGCTCGATGACGGCCCGCTGCAGCCGGGCGACTTCGCACTGCAGCGCGGCGATGTCGCCAGCCAGGGCCCGGCATGCGACGCATCCCGGGGGAGGCTTGCGGCGGAACAGGCCGAGCATGCTTCGCGCGCCTCCTCCAGAGGTATGTGCTATTATCACAGCGAATAGGCATCAAGCGGCTTCGTTGCGCGTCCCGAAAGGCCCTGACTGGCAGGTCAGGGCCTTTGCCATGCCTAGCGCTTATCGCAGCGCGTGCATATCCAGGCAGCCTGATCTGGCGCGGCCACGGCATGCTTGGCGCAGACCTGGTCACCGCACTGCACGCAGACAGCGCACGGGTGGGACCGGTGCCGCTGCGCCCCGCCGCAGCGGGCGCACCGCGGCGACGGACGGCGCCTGGCCCGCACCTAGGCCTTGCTCCCCGGCTTGACGGCACGCGGCTTCTGCGCATGCTCCGGCTCGCCCTGCAGCAGGCCGAGCAGTTCGGACCGGTCCTCGGCGGACATGCCCTTCAGCTGCTCGAGCAGTCCGATCCGGGTCTGCTTGGCCGCCACCGCCTGACCTACAAGGCTGTCAGTGACCGACTTGAGCACGATGCGCTGCATGGCGACGCCGTCACGCTCAGCCAGCTCGCGCTCGGACTGCTCGTCCGGTGTCAGCGGCACGCCAGCCGGGTTCGCCGCCCAGCCGTAGTGACTGCCAGCCAGCCGGGGCGCGCAGGTATCGCAGTCGATATAGGGATGCCCGGCGTTGTCCACCTGGACGGGGTGGACACTCCCGCAGCCGCCGCCGAGGCTGACAGCACCGGCGGCGACCTCGCCGTCAGCTGACGGCCCGAGATCGGACATGGCATATGCAACGCTCATCAGGGTTCCTTACAGGCTGAGGTACCAGGAGATTCCGTACACCGTGTTCGCTTGCGACGAGGACGGGCTGGTGACGGAGATGGTGAAGGCGGTCGCGGACACGGCGCTCACCCACGGGTACAGGGCGCCGGATCCGGCGGTGCCCGCCGAGATGACCACGACCGGGGTAGCGGGCAGCGTGGCGCTGAACGTCACGGTGACCAGGGCGCCGGTGGCGGCGCCGGAGCCGGTACCGCAGGTCAGGCTGCCGCGGGCGATGGTTGACCCGGCCGCCACGACCGGTGCCGGAGGTGAGGTGCCCGCGTTCGCCGCGGCGGCTGCGGTGACAGTGGTGGAGTCCCAGGGGGAATAGCCCCACTCGGCGGTGCTCGTGCCGGTCGCGACCAGGAACTGGCCCTGCGCGGCGCTGCCGTACGGAACGGCGCTGACGGTGCCGATATGTTCTCCTTTACTCGCCCTGCAGGGCTGGTGGTTCGGTCGCCGCCCCGCACCGGGGACAGGCTGAGGACCATGAATTCCATGTGCGCCGGCACGGGAGGCACCGGCGCCCGGAACGGGTGCCGAGCGAGAACGCCTGGCCGCCGCGCATTACGCCGGAGCGCCGGTACCACGACTTGTCGATGTCGTGCGCCTGGTGTTCGGACACCTCGGCAACACCGGCGCGGCCGTCGATCTTGGTGCCGTCGGCGAATTCGAGCCCGGTGCAGCCATCCGGCAACGTCACTTTCGGCATCGGTCCTGCTACTCTCCGCTCATGAGTGATGACCGGCGCCGGCCGGACGGCTGGAAGGCAGTGGCCGTGTACCGGCGGGCGACGCGGCGGGCAGTCCTGGTGCTGATGACCCTGGCCGGTGCCTGCCTCGGCTGGTGCGTGGCATCGCTGATCTCGTACGCTGCGGAAGGCAGCGGAGCGGTGCCTGTTCTCGCACTGATCTGGGCGGCAGGTGCGACGGTCATCGCAGCGGGCCTGCTCGGCGCGTCCTTGCTGATCCAGGCGCTGTGCGGCTACATCTGGTCGCTGGAGGACCAGCTCAGGTCAAGGTCGGCACTGCCGCCGGTCCTGCTCACGCCCCCAGTTGCAGTACTGCCAGCGTGGATGTACCGCTGGCGGTCAGCGCGTAGAGCGAATCGCCAGGGAAAAGCCACCCGGCCAGCGTCCCGCCTGCGGCGAGGGCATAACCGTTAGCGGACGTAACAGCACTGCCGCCGAGATAGACCGCGGCGGCCGTGCCCGCGACCACACTGAACCAGCCGGATGGACCCGGGAGACCGGACGGCGGCACGCTGGCTATCAGGGCGGCGGCCGTGCCGATCGCGTACTGCGCTGAACCAGCCACAGGCCTCCCGTGGGTAAGTGGGCCATGGTACGTTAGTGCACATGGACACTGAACCGGCATCCCCGGACGCCGCGTTGAGCGAGGGCCCGGCAAGCAGGCACCTGCGCGTCGACGGCCGCCGGCGCATACCGCTCGGGCCACTGGCCAAGCACGACTGGTACGAGGCCACGGTAGACGACCAGGGCCGGATCACCCTCACCCCGGCCAAGCTGGTGCCGGCGGTGCCGTACGGAGAGGCTCATGATCATCATGACGACTGACGTCGTCCTGCACTGAAAACCCAAGGGGGGGTTATATGGCAGGCATCGGATGGCGGTGGGCGGTGTACCACCGCCAGAGCAATTACGACACCGATGGCATTATCGCCACCTCGGTCGCGCAGTCGCCGCAGGTGGCACAAGGCGTCGTTGAGAAGATCCTGGACGGCGTGCCAGACGCCGCCTGGGGACTGCTCCTCAGGGTTTTTGACGACGCATTAGTACCCGGCGAAGATGCGCCGTGGCCGCCGGCCGGCGTGACGATGAAGTGCACCAGGACAGGCGACGGCTCTCTTCGCTGGGCGCCGCTGTACCGGAACACGATCGTGTTCGCCGCGCAGGAGATGCAGGACTGAGAACGAGAGAGACGACCATGGGATGGAAGAACGTCCGCGACCGCAACGAGGCCTGGAGCCGGGCTCACGGCATCTCGGGGCAGTGGCGCATATGCCAGGACCCGGTGGCGGGCCTCACCAAGAAGCTGCTGGAAGAAATCGCCGAGTGGCTTGAGTGCCGCGACCGGGCCGAGCTGTACGACGTCAGTGACGTGCTGAATGCCCTGCTCCGCCTAGGCCTGCCCGATGATGTGACGGCTGAGGGAGGTCCCGTGCAAGAGGCGGGCACCTCCCTGCTGACGGCAGCTGCCCCGTGGGTTGAGCGCGGGGACATCCGGGGACTGCTCGCCGTCAAGGCTGTCCTCGGATACCTGATCCCGGTGTCTGACCCGCTGGGAGCGGCGGCGTACAGCCACGACAGGAAGGTAGAGGTTTTCGGCGGCTTCACCGGCCACATTGAATGGACGCCACTGCCGGCCGGAACCGAAGACTGGCGCCCGTGAACAACCAGGAACTGACATGTGCTGCGGCGGTTGAAATGCTGGCCGGGAATGACTGACGGGACGTGGACACCTGACTGGTGCTGCGCACCTTCCGGGACTCTGGAAGAGTGGCTGGAGGAAAGAAAGCTCACCGCGGCTGACTTGTTCGTCCGGGCCGCTGACCCCGGAGCAGAACGGGGAACGCAGGAAGCTCTCGGCCTGATTGTCGGCGTACTGGAGCGCAAGCCGCTGACCGAGGCGCACGCCGTCTGCCTGCACCGCAGTACGGGGATTTCCGTGGCTTTCTGGCTGGGCGTGGAGGGCGATTACCGGGCCGGGCTGGCGGCCGGGCGCACAGACATGACATGAGCCCGGCGCCTGTTTCCCCTAGCCGACGCGCCGGGCGACGACAGCAGCCGTGTAGACAGCGGTCCCGGTTGCCGCGCCGAGCGCCTTGACGTTGACCGTGTCCGCAGCGGAGAGGCTGAGGATAACCGGCGGGAGGGTGACGGAGCCGGTAATGCCCGCCGTGGCGCACACCAGCGGCAGCGGCGAGAACTTGGCGGTGCTGGTCTGGTACAGGGCCATGTTGTTGCTGTCAGCGGCGGCAATCGTGGTTCCGGACAGTCCCAGTGTCGCGGTGACCTCCCAGTACCCCGCCGTTCCCGGCGTGCAGGTGACGACGGTGCCGCCGCCGGCCGGGCCCACGGCCGTGCCGCCTGCCTGGACAGTCGTCCACGCGTCCCGGAAGCTCGCGACACCCAGGTAGGCGTAGCCGGAGTTGGCTCCGGCAACGGACTGCTGCAGGTTGCCGTTGACGTCGGTGTCCGTCGTCGCCTGGATGACGATGCCAGGTGCCGGCTGGATGTATGCGCCGCCAGGCGGCGTGCCCTGGGCGGACAGATTCGAGTTAGCCAGACGGCTCCTTGCGTGTAGTAAGGTTCCTACAAGTCGTGCTAAGCTGATGACATGAAAGTAATCCTGAGCCAGGAATTCCGCGAGAAACTCGGGAAGGTCCTCGGCGAAATCCAGTACGGCGGCGTGCATTACACGGTCCAGCGGTACCAGGACCCGGCTGCGGTCATGGTGTCCCCAGGCTGGTACCAGCGGGTACTGCGGACCCTCAGGGACGCGAGCGCCCCGGGTGCCATAACCGTAGCCGAGGCAGCGCGTCTGCTGGCCGAGGCCGAACCCGTGCTGCGGCAGTACGGGCAGGAGAGTGAGCCGGAATGAGCGGCCTATCTCGCGAGCAACTGATACGCGGTTGCGCCAGGACAGTCCTGCGGGTCGCCGGCTGGACTGACTTCGCGGAGGCTATAAGGCAGGCGCCAGAACCTGAACGGGGCGGTATCCGCAAGTTCTTCCAAAGCGACGGCGGCAGGCTGGCCTTGGCACTCCTGGCCGAGATCGAGCGGAGATGGTCATCAGCTGACCGGACTCGCGAGGCGGTCGCACTGCTGCATGACGAGACGAGGTGGCAGGAATGAGCAAGCGGTGGCCAGCAGCGCGCACCCCTCGGGACAGCCCCGAGAGGTGCGTGCTGTCTGACGTTCCTCGTCAGGACCAGGTGCCAGTCGAGCCGGAACGGTCTGACTTCTGCAAACCTTGGATGAGGCCGCAATAAAAAGGCGCGTTCACGACTAGAGATCCGAACAAAAACATGGAGTAGCGGAAAGTCGCATCTATAACTGGCCAGGAAATCGAAAGATAGTCCTGGACTGCGACGAACTCCACTACGTTACTGACATTCGACCAGGCGAACGGCATCGTGTACGACATCAGGATCGCCGTGCCCTGGGTCAGCCAGGGGTGAACGACTACCCTCACGACGTTTCGCGTGATCGGGTTCTGGAACTCGCTGACGGCCGCGCCAAGACGCACGCCGGGAACGTCGGCCTGCTCGATGAACAGGCGGTAGTTCGTAGCGGCGCCGGTCTGCACGATGTCATTCGACAGGCGCATGACGTCGCCGCCCTCAGCGATGATTTCCGCCGGATCGGCTCGGTAGGCACCATAAGTTGACGCCCCGGTGCCGTCCCACAGCTGCTGCAGGGCATTGTTGAGCACGCTCGTCTTGAGCGTGTCACCCACGGACTGAGTGAAGTAGCCGCCCTGCCAGTTCGCCGGGTAGATGGGGCTGCCGCCGCTGGCCGAGTGGCCGGAGAGAACGGAGATCAGGCCCTCTTCGTCATTCGCGCTGTACGTGCCGCTGTCCGAGGACGGCGCGGCCGTCCCGGACGAGGCCAGGGCCCCCTGGAGCGTGTAGTACAGGCCGCCGACGTTGGAGGCCATCAGGTAGTAGGTGCCGGCCGAGGCGCCGGTGCTGACGTAGAGGTTGTACCAGAGCGCACCGGGAACCGGCACGATCTGCACGTCCACGACCTGGCCCGAGGACCAGGAGACGGACGTGCCCGAACCTGCGGCGGTCTGGCCGAAGAACGTGTTGGCCGTGACTTCCACGAACACGTTCGTGGTGACGCCGGACAGCGCGGTCTCGCCGGAGTTGGCGGCCCGGGCAGTCAGGGTCGGGGCGGAAGGAGCGGACAGGGCGATGGAGGTGGCGGCGAGGTGCGACGCCTCCTCGTTCAGCATGAACTCCTGAAGTAGGAGCAAATTCGCGAGGGCGCTGATGTCCTCGAATCCCTGCGGTTTTGTTACTCGCTATACCGGAGATAGCGGGCCGTATCATTTCTGTACGGCTCTGCACCTTTTCCATCGGTGCAGACCGGAGCACAACTTCACCTGCGGCTCACTGGCTCATCTGCATTCGAGCCAGGATCCTCTGCACAGGTGCCGCACGTTTGCTCTCTACGGAGCCCTGAATGCGAGGTTTCCACGGTATTCCCCGGTTGTGCGATAAAGGCGGGGTTCACCGTTACGGTGCGGTTTTCACTCGCGCGTCACCGCGTGAGGCGGCCAGTTAATTCAGACCGGAAAATTGGCTCAGCCAGGACAGGTTCTCAGAAAGTCCCCAAAAACGATAGGGAATGTTGAGATCTACCGCATCCTGTGAGCCGGTACCCGGCAGGTTCAGCGGCCAGTTGACAGCTGAGGACGTGCCGGAAATCGAGCCGCCGGACTGGACGAGCTCAGGGATGGCCAGGCGAACGAACTTGCCGCCGCTGGGTCCGGTCTGCGAACCGGAAACTCCTGTGATGATCTTGCGCCTGCGGGACGTGCCCTGACCAGGTGTTCTTGCCAGTTTGTTACGAAGTGGGCTATATACCGGGTAAATCAGACTTGACGGGGCAACTAGGTCGAACGGGACAAAACCGGTCGAAAGCGGACTCGTCAGGGTGATGGACTTGCCCAGCGCATCGGAGAGCTGGGTGTTGATCTGGGTGACCAGCTGCTGCATCGCCTGGTTCTGCGGCGATGCGGCCATGAACGCCCCGAACTGGTTCCCGAACTCGGGAGACAGGCTCTTGATGACCTCGCCGGGCTGCTCGATGCCCTTCTTGATCGCTGAGCGGAATGCCTGCTCGGCGCGCATGGAGCGGCGGAAAACCTGGTCGTCGTCATCAAGGGGGCGGTTGCCGCCAGGGCGGCAGTAGCCGGCGCCTTTGACGAGGCTCGGCATCTTGTCCGACAGCATCGCGTCGGGTGCCTGGTAGTTGTGAGCATCAGCCTCGGCGTACCAGTCGGGGTTCGCCGGGGCCCGCTCGCGGACGGCCGTGGAGGCCGATCCGTAGGGCAGTACGTCTGTGCTCAGACGCCTCCTAAGCAAATGGCTGCTTACGGCGGCTGATGCGACGGTCGGATTACATGGCGGTATGCACAGCGGCGAGCGCGTGGCCCGCCATGAACGCGAACGCGGCACCGGCCGCGTCGTTGAGTAGGAGTGGTCAGGGAATCGGGCGGCCTTAAGCCGCGGCGGACATCTTCTCGATGACGGCGAGTGCTTTCTCGCGGGTTCCCGGGTCGGGGGAGTGGGCGAGGGCCTCGACGTACTGGCGGTAAGCAGTACGCTCAGCCGCTTCCTTGCGCATGGTCTCGGCCTGCATTTCGTCCACCAGGCTGCGCCGTTCCACGGGAACGGCTGCGGCCAGCGGGCGGGCGAGGGCACCGCGCAACGGCGCGAGTGCCGGATCGGGCTGGGAGCCAAGTTCGCCGATCTCCTTGCGGATCTCGGTGAGCTGTGTATCGTACTTTTCTGTCAGGGAGGCGATCTGCTCGGACAGAAGTGTCCGGAGGGCCTCCGTGTCCAGGGGAGGGGCCTGAGGCGCGGTGGCCGGAGGCTGATCCCGGAGCGCCTTCCTGATCATCTTCCGGACGCTCTTCTCGGTGACGAGAAGGCTGCCTGCTCCGTAGTTGCTCGCGGTATAGCCGAGAGCGCCCGCGATCTGCTGCGGCACGACGGCCTCGCCGCTGGCGATCACCACGGGGGCCGCGTCACCGTCCGTCTTGATCACGCCGCCCTGGCTGGCGGGGGTGACCGGCTGCGGTACGTTCTTCGCGCCGAGATCTGGCGGCAGTACGGTCTTGCTGGCTGCCATCGGGCAGAGGTCGGGGAAGGACCCGGCGATGTGGTCGTGCATGGCGGCCAGGGCCGTCCGGGCCTGGTCGCGGGCCGCGTTGCTGTAGTAGGACCGCGCTGCCCGCGGCGAGCCGGGGGCGACCCGGTTGTTGGCGGGGCCGTTGGCGGGGGAGTCGGCCTCGTGCCCGGCGGTGATCAGCGGGCGCTGGTAGTCCTCCGGCTCGGGCACGTGCCGGGCCGGCGGGATGGCCGTGCTGCCGTTGTGCCCGGCGTCCTCAGCGGAGTGCCCGGCGGACAGGTAGGGCCGCTGGTACTTGCCGGGGGCCGGCGGCATGCCGGGCGAGCAGTGCTCGGAGGGGTACATGTCGGCGAAGGCCTTGTGCAGGAAGGCGCGGCCGTCGGCTACTGCGTCCGGGTCGGCGTCCTTGACCAGGGCGGCGGCGCCGGCGAGTTGGCGCAACCCGGCGGCCTTCTCCGTCTCCCCGGCCTGCTGGACCTGCTCGCGCCACCAGTCCGTGCTGATCGCGTCGGCGATTCCCTTGAGCGCGGGGTAGGCGGCGAGCACGTCGTCCGCGGCATAGGCGGCGCAGGTGGCGTCGTGCATCCGCGCCACCGCGTACGGGGCATCCTTGCCCATCGCGCCGACTGACGACGGCACCTTGTCCGGTACCGGGTCGGGGTCGGCGGGCAGTCCTGCCTCCGGCTCCAGCTGCTCGACGGTGCTGGTGCCGTCCGGCTCCCGGTGCTCGCCGACAGGCTTGACGTCTGCGGGCAGCGGGCGCTCCTTGGCCAGTTCGGCGAGGATCGCATCTGCGGCTGCCTGGGAGATGACGCCGTCAGTGACCTGCTTGGCGACGGTCTCATGGATGGCGGCGAGAGCGGCCCCGGCCTTGGCGGCGCCGGGCTTCATCTTCATCTTGCCCTTGCCCTTGCAGTCCGGGCAGCGCATGTTGCCGTCTTTGATCGTGCCGGCGCCGTTGCAGGTCTTGCACGGCGGCTTCTTGCCCGGCATCGTCGCCTTGGCCGTGTCCTTGCCGTCGCTTTCCAGCGGGTTGGCGACCCCGAGTTCCTGCGCGCGGCGTGCGATCAGCCGCTTGGCGCTGGCCGCGTTCCCGTGGCCGGACCGGGCCAGGACGGCCGCATTGTGCAGGTCCTCGCTGTTTGCGATGGGATATGACCCGTCCGGGAGTGCGTGGCCTTCCCCCGCGAGCTTGCGGCGGGTGGCGGTGTCGATGTCGCGCTTGTACACCGCGGCCTCGGCCTTGATGACCTCGGCGTCCAGGTCCGGCGCCGGGTCTGCCTCTTCCTGCGGGGAGTCCGCAGGGTTCTCCGGGGCTGCCTGCTTGGCGGCCCACAGGGCGTACCCGTCGCTGGTGCCGTTCAGCCCTGCTTCGTCGCCCTCGGCGTACCAGCGGCGCCATGCGGTCTGCTGCTGGAGGTACTCGGTGCCGGTCAGGGCCTCCTTGGCAAGGGGCTCGCGGGCCATCCACTCGCTGCGGGCGGTGTCGTAGGCCTGGCGCACGGCGGCTTCCTTGGCAGTGTCCTCGTCGCCGTCCTCGGCCTCGTCCTGGTCCTCCGGGCTGCCGGAATCGCCGTCTGCCTTGGCTGCATCCTCGGGGCCGGCGCCGCTCTCGTCCGGGACACCCTTCATCATGAGCACGGGGAATCCGTTGGCGGGCGTGCCGACGCCGTCGACGCGCTCCGGCTCGAATTTCTCCAGCTCGGTGATGCCGTCCTCAGGTTCGTCGTCCGGGCGGTTCTTGCGGCGCGCGGACTTCTCCTCGGCGGGAGCCGCGTCGAGGGTGGCTGCTGTCATAGGCTCCTTGTCGTGAGCACCTCAGGTAATGACGAGTCCGAGGCGCAGTTTCTCAGGCGCGCCGGGGAAATGATCCGTCTGGCCCGTAATGCGGCCGGACTCACCCAGGACGAGCTCGGCAGGTTCATCGGGCTAGGGCGCAGTTCAGTGGCCAACATGGAGGCTGGCCGGCAGACGATCTCGCTGCATCAGGCAGCGCTGCTTGCCGCCGTGCTCCCGGTTGACGTCAGCGCGCTGCTCGGCACGCCGGGGCTGCCATCCGGGGCGTCCCACGAGGTGACGATCCGGCTCTCGTGCACAGTCTCCTGCAAGACATGCGGGACCATCAGCACGGGCACGGAACGGACAGCGGACTACCCGGCGGGCGGCCAGCGTGAGCATGTCACAGCTGCCAAGGGGTTCCTGGAGCAGGCTGTTGAGCAGATGACGAGGTGAGCGGCTCACCATGGGCCGGCGAATGATCTCGCCGGAGAGCTGGCGGCGGAGTTCTCCCGGCTCACGGCCGGGATGGCCCGGCATCAGGAGGTCGTCGAGGGCCTGCCTGACCTGCGCATGCACGTGCTGGAGCAGAATGCCCGGCATGACCGTCAGGAAGATCGCGGCCATGACCGGGATCAGCGTGCCGGAGGGTCTGGCAGTTGCTCAGCCCCCGGTTACTGGCGCAGGCCAGCCAGGGCAGCGCGGCTCGGCCGCCGCCTCACGGCGCTGCCCTGCATCGAGACGCCGCCGATCTCGCCCTTGAGGACCCGCGGCCACACGTCCTTGTCCCAGATGATCCCGACGAGCCAGTCCCCGGCCTTGATGACCTGGGTCGTGCCGTCTTTCGCGATCAGCTCCCAGTCCGGCCCGCGATAGATGTAACTCTCAGCAACCGACCCGGCACCCTCTGTGCCGTGTTTATGCCATAGGCCGATCCGGGGGCTTTTGACCAGGAAGTTCCAGGCCGCGTCCTCGACCGCCTCGGTGCCGGCGAAGTCGCGGTAGCCATCGGCCGCCACGTGCATATCCGGCTTGTTGGCCGGGTACGCGCAGTGCAGGGTGTAGCGGCGCTCGGGGGCCGACTTGATCAGTCGCGCCGCGAT